CCGTAAACAACTCGCCCCCCGCCCCAAAGAAGATTTCCGCATACGAATGTCTAACCTAGGCAAGCCTACCTGCCAACTGCAGAGAGAGAAGGAAGGCGCTCCCAAGTCCCGCAACGAATATAACTTTATAGTCAAGATGATGCTAGGTGACGCTACTGAGTGCATCATGGAAGTCCTACTTAAAGCGGCTGGTTTAAATATTACTGGCGGCAAAGAAGACGTAGAGTTAAAGATAAACAATCATATTATTAAAGGACAAGACGACATACATATAGACGGCGCTGTGTTTGATACCAAGAGCTGTTCACCGTATGCGTTTAACAACAAGTGGCGAGCTGGCATAGACGGCCTGAAGAAAGACGATCCGTTTGGTTACATGAAGCAAATGGTGGGCTACTCAGACGCACAGGGTAAGCCTGCAGGTGGCTGGGTGGTAGTTAACAAGTCTACTGGCGAAGTTACTATAGCTGGGGCAGAGTTTAGCGCAACTGACCTAGCAAAGCAGCGCCAAGAAATGTGTGACGTTGTGGACCTTATTCACAGCGACAAACCGTTTAAGAAATGTTTTAAAGAAGAGATAGAAACCACCAGAGGCAAGAAGCCCACGGGAAGTAAGAAGGTCCCAATGAACTGTACGTTTTGTTCGTACATGAAAGAGTGTTGGCCCACTGCTCAATTCCTACCCGCAACAACCACTAAAGCAAAAAATCCTAAACACTATTGGTATACGGAGTACGGCAACAATGCGACCAGCACCAGCTAACCGAGCTGCTTTTGTTCGAGGCTTTAGGTCCGGCCTAGAAGCTAAGATATACGATCAACTTAAAGAGTGTAACTGCGACGCTGAGTACGAGCCGTTTAAGATACCGTATGTCTGGCCTGAACAAAGCAAAACTTACACCCCCGACTTTTATCTACCCAACGGCATAGTCATAGAATCCAAAGGCATATTTACTTCAGACGATAGAAAAAAGCATTTACTTATACGAGAACAACTGCCAGAACTAGACATACGTTTTGTGTTTCACAGTAAAGGAACCAAGATAAGAAAGGGCAGTAAAACTACAGTATGCGCTTGGTCAGAAAAAAATAACTTTATGTACGCTGTAAAACTTGTACCAGAAGAGTGGATAACAGAGCCACAAAATAAAGAATCTATTAGCATTATTGATACATTGAGAGGCTAGTATGGAAGAAGAGCTTAACTATCACATACCAGAAGACGCGGTAGTTCTTGTTATGACTGCTGACGGCGACGACCTAAACATAAAGATGACTAATAGCCTTTCCGAAGAAATGGATGAAGACGAGTACAACTGGCTGTTAACCCTACAGCAAGGCATAGCAACCGCCCTGCAAGTTAGTATGCCGCATCTTATGGAGCTAGGCGAGGCCGCCATTATATCCCATGAAGAGGGCATAGCTGAAGTCTTTATGGAGCTGTTTAATCAGACCCAGAAAGAAAAGAAAAAGAAACCGCCTGCTAAGAAAGGCACTGTTGTTAACCTGTTTGATAAGAAAGAGGAAGATAAAGATGACGATGACGTTCTCTGATGGAAGTGCCAGCATAGACGACGCTACACCACAAGAGTGGAACGCCGCCTCTAAAGCTATACGCGACGCTGTAGACCATCCGCCACACTACAGCAAGGGTGCTATAGAAACTATAGACTATCTGGTAGACATCTTAGGCACACAGGGCGCTATAGCCTACTGCCATGGCAATATAATTAAATATACAGGTATGCGCCTGTTTAATAAAGGCAAGACGGTTCAGGATGCTCGCAAGGCAATCTGGTATTTAAATAAACTAATAGAACTTACTGAGGACGATAATGAAACTGCCGCCAACCCAAGGGTTTCCTACTGATTACGAAGAGTTTATCTATACTAGCCGCTACTCTAAGTGGCTACAGGATCAACTAAGAAGAGAGAAATGGTCTGAAACAGTGGCCCGCTACTTAGACTTTATGGAGTTTAACTTAGCTAAGGTAAATGAGTATTGCCTCAAGCCTTCTCTTAAAGAAGAACTGCGCGACGCTATACTTAACTTTGAAGTTATGCCTAGTATGCGAGCGCTAATGACGGCTGGCCCGGCGTTAGCCCGTGACAATACCGCCGCGTATAACTGTGCGTATCTCCCTATAGACGACCCTAAAGCTTTTGACGAAGCTATGTTCGTATTGTTGTGTGGTACGGGTGTGGGCTTCTCTGTAGAGCCTCAATACGTCAGCAAGCTACCCGAAGTACCACAGGAGCTGTATCCTTCGGAAACTACTGTAGTAGTGCGGGATTCTAAAGAAGGCTGGGCTAAGGCATACAGGCAGTTACTGGCGCTACTCTGGAGTGGCGAGATTCCTAAAGTAGACATTAGCAGGGTAAGACCGGCTGGTTCTAGGCTAAAGACCTTTGGCGGTAGAGCCTCTGGTCCACAGCCATTGGTAGATTTGTTTGACTTCACCATAAACGTGTTTAAGAACGCTGTAGGCACTAAGCTAACTTGCCTTCAGGCTCACGACATTGTCTGCAAGATAGCTGAGATAGTAGTGGTCGGGGGCGTAAGACGTAGCGCCCTAATCTCTCTATCTTCTCTTTCAGACGATCAACTACGACACGCCAAGAGCGGGCTATGGTACGAACCTGAGAGCGGCGGATATAACCCGCAAAGAGCCTTAGCTAATAACTCTGCGGTGTACAACTCTAGGCCTGACATGGAAACTTTCATGCGGGAATGGCTATCTCTTATTGAGTCTAAAAGTGGTGAACGAGGCATATTTTCTCGTGACGCTGCAAAAAAACAGGCAGCTAAGAACGGCAGGCGAGACGCTACAAAAGAGTTTGGATGCAATCCTTGTTCAGAAATACTGCTACAGGATTACCAGTTTTGCAATCTTACTGAGTGCATCATAAGGGAAAAAGACACTGAGGCAGACCTGAAGCGTAAGGTAGAACTCGCCACCATCTTAGGTACTTTTCAGTCTACCCTGATACATTTCCCGTATCTGCGTAAGGTTTGGTTCAATACGACATCTGACGAGCGCCTCCTAGGGGTCTCCATGACGGGCATTATGGACAATGCCATTACCAACAACTCCAGTAAGGACAGCTTAGAGAGCGTCCTAGAGAGCCTCAGAGACCACTCTGTAGCCGTTAACAAGAAGTACGCCAAAGCAATAGGCATACCACAGTCCGTTGCGTGTACCACTGTGAAGCCGTCAGGCACTGTTAGCCAGCTTACTGGTACTGCTAGTGGCATACACACTCGTCACAGCCCTTACTACCTGCGTACTGTTAGAGCAGACCTTAAAGACCCTTTAACTAAGTTTATGATAGAAAAAGGCTTCCCTTGGGAGCCGTGTATACGCAAGCCGGACAGCACTGTAGTGTTTACCTTCCCTCAAAAAGCCCCTAAAAACGCCGTATGCAGAGACGACAGGAACGCTATAGAGCAGTTAGACTTATGGCTTATCTATCAGAGACACTGGTGTGAACATAAACCGTCCGTTACTATTTCAGTACGAGACGACGAGTGGCTAGAGGCCGGCGCTTGGGTTTATCGTAACTTTGACGAAGTGTCGGGCATTTCTTTCTTGCCACATTCGGACCATGTGTATCGGCAGGCTCCGTACCAAGAGTGTGACAAGGAGACGTACACCGAGGCGGCAAAGAAGCTACCTAAGAAAATTGATTGGTCTGAGCTGTCTAACTTTGAAAGCGAAGACAATACTGTTTCGTCCCAGACATTAGCGTGTACGGGATCTTCATGCGAACTTGTGGATATATCTGACTAATGAAAGCTGAGAGACTGCAGAAAGCGTACCAGTGGGGTTATAACTGCTTTGTGAAGGGGCTTATGTCTAGCCCTTTCAAGGCAGACTCTATGACGGATTTAGAATGGCATAGGGGCTTTAACGCTGCTTATTACCAGAATATTGACTATTTAAAAAATAAAGGGGCAAAGCCTAGTGAGTACCAAGACGACAGTAAACGAAGAAGCCGTGGTAATTCTAGAAGACAGAAAAGATGACTACCACCTAAAAGTCACAATGCTGGACGACGAAGTTACGTGGTACATGAACGGGCAACCTATAATGTTCACCGACGCACAAGGCTCTTGGCCCTGTTATCAGCTAGAGCTTTCTGGTGTTTCTGGAAAAGACAACAAAATACTTGTAGGCGGACTTGGGTTTGGTTTTACTAGCCAGCAAGCAGAAGCATTTGGCCCTGTTACTACGGTAGAAATACTTCAGTCCGTAGTGGATTTATACAGGAGTGCCTTTCCCGATCAACCTCTTCACATAGTAGTGAGTGATTTTTGTGATTATATAAAGTACACGGACAAAATGTTTGATTACATTTTACTGCAATTAGATTTTGTTGGGTTTGATTTGGGCTATCAGTTCTGTATAGACTCCAATAAAAATATATATACAAAGCCATTTATGTCTATGCTTTCGTCTAAGCTAAACGAAAACGGTGTTTTTGTAACAGAAGGATTAGCAGAAAAAGGCAAGGACTCTCCCGTTAAACTCCTATTTGAAGACTGTGGGTTTTTTGTAAAAGAAGAAAGAAACGACTTTTCCCCCCTTAAAGGGGCTGAAGATTGCGAAAATGTAGAACACGTTGTTTGGATATGTACTAAAGGAAAAAACGATGAATAGAGCTAGATTTGAAGTGTTGCAGGGGATACAAAGAGCCTTGCTTGGGGATAAGGCTAAGACAGAATTAAACTTAGACATTATCTTAGACAATCCTACTTCTATACCTGAGCATACTAACTACTACGAAGAAGTAGATTCCTTGATAGGGAACCTTGCAGAAATAAACGACAAGCTAAATGAAGTTAATACTATGCTAAGTCTTTTAAAACAAAATAAATAACTGCACCAAAGCAAGAGAATAAAAACCACGCCCCCCAGAACCAGCAGAAGGTCTCAAATAGTTGTTTAAGTTTGTCTAGATGTTTCATAGTTATTTATCTAAAACCGCCTTCCTATAATTACACTCTTGGCCTGTTACATTGTACTGCTCAAGTGTTGGTGTTGTTAAAGAGTATCTAGTGTGCATTTCAGCTTGATAATTTTCCATTGGCGAACCCACTAAGCCAGATGATATTTGTTCATCTAAATCTTGAGTTCTGAAAAACTCTATAGCCGCCTGTGTGTAAGCATCGCTATAAACGTAAGCCTTGCTACCGTTAGCATCTTTGCCATATATAGCAAAATCCCAAGTCAATGTTTTATCTTTTACTCTACCTATAGACATAGCCACTAAATAGCCGTCATCTAAAACAGACATAATGTAATTTGCATTAGCTATAGAGCGCCTAGCAAAGCTATCATTTGTTGATTCTGTGCTATTAGTAAAAGCCTGTAACATATACGGTTGTGAATCCGCTATTAACCTTGCGACCTCTTCTTCTGTATTATCTCTATTAAGATGATAAGTAAACGCCATTAATAACCCCTTAACTCAACAGTTACTAAATCATCTTCAGCCCAGTTAAGAGAGTCAGTTGATGTACTTCTTAACGCATCAAATCCAATATTACTGTCCGCACCACTTACATTTGTTGTCCCACCGTTTGACCTAGTTACTGGACCATGACCAGAGTCAATAATAAAGGCATCGGACTGAACAACATCTATTGCGCTTTGTGTGTGATTAATTAGTTTCATTGAATTAAAATAATTTGTTTTAATTTCAGCCTCATTAGTATAAGCAGTGGCAACATGACCAACAAAAAAGAAGTTAACTTCAAGATTATGAGTTACACCGCTTGGAAATCCAGCAAGCCTATGGTCAAAAATAGCTGAACCATTTACCAAGTATTGCTGAGTAACATTAACTAAAGAACCGTTAGCTGTTTTAAATGCACTTGATATGGTATCTATATCATCATCAGTCCCATACAAACTTCGTAAATCAAATCCCACAGATTGCGAATACGAGAAAGCACCGTAGTCACAAGTGAAGCTAACCCTGCTAATTAACCCTGAATCTGCAACAGCACCAGAACTCATATCACACCAGAACCAAATATAATGATTTGATTGTCAGCAGTAACCGTTAGCTCGGCAACACCGCCCTCTGATAAGGTAACTGTATTGGCTAAACTTGCAACCGTAGAGCCGTTTAGCTTTTTGAATTGACTTGCGCTTACTCTGTCAAAGGTTAGCGTATCTGTTCCTGCATTTACAACAACCCAAGTATCACCTAAATTACTTGATGCTGTGACATTAGGAAATTTCAAAGTAACAGCGCCACCAGTATGCACATACTTCTTGCTAATGTTAGAAGTCATATCGCTAATAGCGGCTGAACCTACTACAGTGGTTGGTGCAACAAATCCGATGTCAGATGTTAGTGCTACAGTACCCGTAGATGCAGGCAACGTAAGCGTTATGTTACCGGACGCACCTTCCTGTATAGTTGTTTTGTTAGACGACGCATCTTGTAATATTAGATTGCCGTTAACCGTAAGCTCACTGACAGTAGAGGGGTTGGATATTAGATTAAATAGCATGGATTATTCCTGTAGTAACTCTTCGGTTTGCTGGTTGGTATCTCTTTTATTTTCTTGCTCTCTTTGTATTTTTTCTACCATCATTTCGTCTGGATCTGGAGTTTTGTAGCCGTACAAAGAAGGCGCATAAAAACGCAATAGCTCACTTAAAACAACGGGGTCTACTATTCCAGCATCTTCTATCATGCCGCTTTTAAGAACTCTGTCTGCTATTCTAGAAAATTCTTTTGGATTAGTGTAGATAGCCCTTAGTATTTTGTCCGTGTACTGGTCCGGTGTAAATTTTCGCATCAAGGAAGCTGTAAACGCACCTATTTTAGTTCCTGTGCTAGACAGCGGGCCGTAAGTAAATCGAATCAATGTCCCCATGTTAGTTATAGTTTCTTGGGTAAAAGCGGTACTAGATCTTCCTGCAGGCACAAACTTAGTTTGCGACCTTTCTAATAGCCCAGCTATCCGTCCCACTTCAACAAGGCCGGTCACTAGCTCTGGGTCGTCAGGGAATATTGTATCTAAGTTATCGAAGTACGGTTTTATCCCCCTTTGAGCTTGTGCTAATTGGGAACCAGACGCAGCATCTGTCCCAGACGCAGTTGCCGTTCCGGGCCTAAAGAACTTCTCTCGCATTCTTTTAAGGTGGGCCGCTTGTATTCCTTTAAGTATCCTTGGATCTGCGCCATCTTTAGTTACTTCTGCTATTAGTTTTTCTAGTCTGGTGGTGTCTGGGTCGTCTAGTATGCTGTTCAGCACTTTAATAGGAGAATCTTTAGGTTTTGCTCCGTATTTACCCTTTTGTATAAAGTCTTTAAGTACGCCGTCTAGTTCTTTTTCTACTGCTTCTTGGGCAAGCCTCTTAGCTTCGTCTATTTCTTTCATAGCTAAGTTTTTATTTCTTTTGGCGGTACTAAGGGTAGATAACAACTTGTCTATTTTTTCTGCTTCTTTTGGGTTTGTCGCTCGTATCTTAGTTCCGTAGGGCTTTATAGCTTCTCTCAAGGGCGCGACTAGCTCTGAAGTTAATCCACCTTCGTTGTCTATAACTCTAGACACTGCCTGCACTATTTCAGAATATATAAAAGAAAGACTATCCTCTGGATTGCCACCTTCTCTGCTAAGAACTTCTATTAGCTGTTTAAACTGGGCTTTGTCACTAGCGCCTTGGGTTAAATTAGATATTAAAGCATCTACTGTGTCAGCAAACCTAGGTTCGTCTTTTGGTTTTACTGTTACTTCACCTGCAGCCGCTTCCTTTTCTGCTACGTCTAGTTCTTCTAACAGCTCTTCTTCAGTGTATTCTCTAGGCTCGTAGGGGTCTTTCTTTTTAGTAGAGACAATCATAGTCTCGTCGTACACCTGTTTAACGTCTCTAAGTGGCGCTGAGTTCCAAGTAGGTGCGTACACTTCTTCGTAGTAGGCCATAGCCTCTTTAGCTTGTATTCCTACGGGGCTATCTAAACTTACTAGCTCATCTATCTTAGAGTCTATAAAGTCTATTACACCTCTTATAGGAGCAGTAGCCGCGTTAGGGTTAGCTTCGGAAGGGTTGTTAAACACCCTATTTTTCTGAAAAGAAAGTAGGGGTCTAATTTCAGTGTACAAGTAGGAAAGGTCTATGCCTTCTTCATCTAGGAGTGCATTTACTCTTTCTATTGCTTCTTCTTGAGTTTCTACAACTGCAGGTTGCGCAGCAACTCCGTCGGATGCAGGTATAGCCTCTTCTAGCTCTTCAGGCTCAAAGAGTTTAACAAGACGTTCTAAAGGACCTGCTTTTGCGTAGTTAGGGTCGGCTAAAATGTCTTTGGGTATAGTATTTTTGTAGGCTTGCATAGCTTCAAACAACTCGAAAGTGTCGTTTAAAGATAACTCTGCACCTGTAAAATTAAATAGATCGTTCTTTTTGGCAGTCATCCTAGTGTATGCGCTACGCAAAAACTCTCTTTGCTTTTCTATAGGAGCGTCTATTATGCCCTGTATGCTAGTCACTTCGTCTGTGTTCATAGCAATAGTAGACAGCACTTCTTGTAGCTGAGTGTCGTTAGAACTTAGCAGTTGTACTATTTCTGCTTCTATTTTTTCTGCTTCTGCCTCTTTACTTACCACTTGAGGCTCAAAACGCGAAGCTTTATCTGAAGCCTCCCCCGCTAAAGTATCGGCAGCTCTAGCTGCTTCGTCCGCGCCTCCTGCAGCTTCCGTAGCAGTGTCTAGAGTTTGTTGTAGTGCAGCAGAAGGAGCCGTAACTTGCACTGCTAAATCTGGATTAGTGGCGGTCTGTGCTTCTCTTTGAGATATGGCTTTCATCTTTTGTCCGTCACTTAGCCCTTCGCTTAGGTCTAAGGTAGACATGGTATCCAGACGTATGCGTAAATCTTCAGTAAACCGATCGCCTAGTTGAATTATTTTTTCTGAGTTGTTTGGATCTTCTAGTATTTCTTTAATTAGTATTGCGGCTTGTTTTCTTTCTTGAGGATTAAGCTGATCCGCCATAGTTTTCCCTTGATTTAGCGGATCTATAAGGGCGTTGAGTATGCCTGTCATTAGCTCATCTTCGGCTGCCTCTTGTCCCCCCGTAAGGCCTCGTTTCAAAGATCCAAGGAGGCCGCCTAAAAAACCAAACGCCCCTATTACTACGGGTACAGATGCAGTAGCAAGTAAATTTATTCCGCTTATTTCTGCAAATAAATCTACTTTCTGTTTTAATAATAATTCTTGAGGGGTGTCGTCTTCGTCTCTATCTAGTATAGTAAAATCTGTAAGGGAGTCTTCTCCTATGACAAACCCCGGAGTACCTGCTTTAGTTGCTGCTGTCTCTGCTGCAACGTATACAGAAGCTTCCGCTGCTTTTGATATAAGGCTTTGCTTTGCGGCTTCAACTATCTCCGCATCTTTTCCTTTAAACTTAGAAGATATTTTTTTTGCGAGGCCATCTATACTTTTTATTACTGCTTTTCCCGCCCCAAAGCCGGTCATAAGCTCCCCGCCGACTTGCCCTATACTCTCCGTAGTGTCGTCCCCTGCCTCTACTCTAGGAATACTTGCGACGTAATCACTAAAACCGCTAGTGTCTATATTCGTAAAAGTACCCACAAGAGCGCTACCAGTTTCAAGAATATTTAGTGGGCCGGTCCTAAACAAACCTTCTGTTATAGCGTCAGAAAGGTCTCTATTTGGATTAGGCACAATAGACTGTCTTCCCGTGTCAGGGTTAGTGTAGATCAGTCGGCCAAAGGCATCTTTTTGTACTTCTTCTCTTGCTTCTATATCGGCGTACAACTCTTGGGTAACTTCTCTTTCTCCTCTTATAGGAACTTCTCTTTCAAAATAAGGTACGCCTTCAAACTGAGTACGAGTGCCGCCTTCTTCTATGCGCTCCTCTACCATGCCTTCTACACCGCTAACAGTAAACGGATTAGTAGCCATTTCTTCTTGTGCTAAATAAGCAGCGTCGTACTCTCCCCTTAGCTGCAAAGCAAGGTCCTTATCCCCGTCCTCATTAGCTTTTATTATTGCTTGTTGAGCGTCGTAATCCCAGTCAAAATTAAAATTAATACGATAATAATTAATATCTAAACTATTAACAAAATCTAAAAGTCTATCTTCTACGACAATGCCGGGTCCATTTTGTAACTCTAATGTTTGAGACATTGATTAAGCACAATATTCTTAATTTATAATAACACTTTAGTTCCTAAAAAAAGAAAACTATTTTTAGTTTTTCACCTAGCAGAAATCAAATAGTCTGCTAAAGGTAAAAATTGATGCATTTTAAATGTGTAATTTGAAAGATTATTTTCTTCCCCTAAAATATCAACTAGTAAAT